AAAGTTAATAAGTTACTCAAAAAAGAAAGGAAGAAAGAAAAACAAGAACAATATAAGAAGTTTCACAATAAGTGATTACTTCTTACGCTTTGCATCTAGTTCAGCAAAGTTCTTAACCTTTGTGCCACCATCATAATTCCAGGCATACCCTTCAGTAATCATTTGATTGTTAAGGGATGTTGATTCATTATTGATAAACAAATGACCAATGATTCTACCATACTTCTCAGTAGAATCTGGAAGTTCGGTCTTGATAATAATATCTTTAGCACCTTCTACACGATGCTTCAACCACTCTTTTGCTTCGAGTCCATACTTCTTTTCATTCGCATCTGCAGTGCGTGACTCAGGAGTATCAACCCCAGCAAGGCGAATTCGCTTAGTGAGAGAAATATCAAAGCCCAGATCAATGTCAGCATCTATCGTATCACCGTCAACAACTTTATGAATCTCACGGATTCTGTAAATATAAGGATCTCTATCAGCCATTAGAATGGTAACTTAAATTCTTTAGTATTTAGTTTAGGAAGTGGTAAAGCATCAATTGCTTTTTGTACCTGCTTCTCTACAACCATACCAACAAACTCTTCTGGGTTCTCAAGAATCTTTTGCGCTTTTTGATAAGTGACATAAGCACCATAACAAAGTCCTGCACTAATTGCCAGACTTGTCGCTGACAGAATGATCGCTAGATGTTTCATCTTTCATCTCCATGTGAGCTAACCGTAATATGTAGTAAATGATATACGCAGTCATTGTAAGACCGCAACATAATATTACAAGGACGCCCCATGGAAACTCACTCATTCTCGTCCCTCTTGATTATGAATCCAGACTTTCAAATCCTTAACATACTTTCTTAGAATTTTAGCCTGATCCTCATGCCACTGATCCCCAGTATCAAGATGAAGTCTCGTGTGCAAATCTACAGCATCGAGACATTTCTTGATAACTGGGTTCCATGGTTCTCTCTTAGGAGTGTTCCATTCTCTAGGCACGGGATTACAAGCGAATGTACTTCATTATATCTAAGATGATTCAACTGACAACCGCCAGATGTATTGTGGATTACGTTCTAGGATTGACGAATCCTTCTCCCTCCTCAACCTTAGTTTCCAGAGCTTCTACTCTTTCCTCTAATGTTGTTGGTGCTTCAAATACTGGTGGTTCGGGAGGTGCTTCTACAACTTCTTCTCTACGAGGTTCTTCTTTTTTGGGATCTTCATCTTCACTACCTTTCTTCATTGTGTTAATTCCAAAGGTAGCAGCTGATGCGGTAAATACTGTAGCGATGAATGTTGGATCCATCTTTGACAGCATACCCGCATAGCTGGCGGTGAGAAGAGCAGCAGACCAACTCAAAATAGCAATACGAATAACCTGTCCCATAGCATTTTCCTTTTTCTTATCCATTTTATTTCGTGAGTAAGGTTAACCTTTTTTCCAAGCTTCACCTTCTGCTTTTCTTCTACGTGCAAGACCTGCTTCTACATTAGAACCAGGATTGCGGTAAAGATAAAGCGCATCAGGAACTAAGTCCCACTCTTTATTCTTCAGGCGTTTAGTAATAGTATTAAAGTTATCGCCACCGTAGAAGCCAGCACCGAGATTATAAGCAAAGCTGAGCAGAGCGCCTCTTTTTCCATCTGACATTTCATTCCAATGTGGGATCTTGCGAAGTGATGGAAGGAAATTATGCTTACACTCATCAATCAAAAGTTCATCTGCTTCTGCTTGAGTAATCTTATCTCCCATATGGAATGGTTTACCATTCTTATCTCTGGTACAACCCCATCCAATCGTGATTGGCAGGCCGCCAGAAAGAGGATCAGGATATGCATTCAATCTGCATCCTTCAAACTCTTTGATTAATTTAATGCCCATTTGTGGGACATCATCACCACTAGTTACTGGAGCTGCAGCTACAGTTGCTGCAGCGTTTGACTTTTTTCCACGATAGATTTCTGCCCAGTCAATATTATCATCAAGATATTTAACTGGGAGATTATCTTCTAACCATTGAACAGCTTTAACGTGGTTAGGATTTCTTTCGTCGTAAAACTTAAAAAAGTTATGCAGGTCGATACGTGCCATTAGTTTACTCCTCAGTCGAAAATTCTACCCCAACCATCGTTGCCGCCAGGGCACCAACGATGCTTAAGCATTGCTTTTGTGTAAATGGTTTTCTTACCATTTGTTACTGGACCAGTGTAGTTATCATTACAGGAACCATATGGATCGTTACAGTAGTAACCCTTACCATCTGGAGTCTTACCGATGACTACAACCATGTGCCCGCCAGTAGGTGCAGAAAGAGGACCCCTGTGAAGGATACCAATAACAACGGGCTTCCCAGCATCGAGACTTTTATCAATATCAGAGAAAGAAAGATTGTAACTAAAGTGTGACTTAACCCCATAAGCCGCCAGAACTCTTGTCTGTACCGCATGGTCAGTCGTATCACCAATCTCAAATACTTTCTTAACATACTCATCATCACCCTTAATCGATCCTGGCTTAAGGAAAGCAAGGCACATAGCACATGACGAACTGTTGCAAGTTCTGTGTGCATCTCTGTAGTTATCTACTTGATTGAAGTATGGAACATCCAGAACTGCTGGTGTAGGGGGTTTAGTTCTGTAAATTCCAATCCAATCTGTTTCTGCATCATCAAGAAACTGAGCGGGGAGATTATCCTCCAACCACTGAACCGCTGCTACATGGTTCGCATTACCATCATCATAATACTTAAAAAAGTTATGAAGATCTAAGGTCATTGGATATTAATCTAAACACTGGAGTATTTATAAAAAAAGCGCCCTGGCGGCGCTTTTTCTTTATTCAAATTGTGGCACCAACTTTTACAGTTGATTTGACATATTCGAGAACAACTTCAGGTGTCGTCGCTTCATATGGGTCGGTGTCAGCATTGTCACGCTGACCGTCTTCCACGAATAGTTTCTCGATGATTCCCTGATCCACGACAGCAGCATAACGCCAAGAACGCTCCCCGAAGCCAAGGTTAGACTTACGGACAAGCATTCCCATAGAACGGGTGAAGTATGCATTGCCATCAGGAATGAGTTGAACTTTTTCAATGCCTTGGTCCTTTGCCCAAGCGTTCATTACAAAGCCGTCGTTAACAGAAACGCAGTAAATAGCATCAATGCCAAGAGCCCTAAATTCATTGTACTTTTCCTCAAATCCAGGAAGTTGATATGCAGAACAAGTTGGAGTAAAGGCACCAGGCAAACTGAAAATAACTACACGTTTCTTATCAAATAATTCAGAAGTAGTGCGAATTACAAATTCCCCAGACTCACGAAATGCAAATTGAACCTCAGGAACTTCATATCCTTCTTTACGCATCTTGACCTCCATATTTTTCTCCTTAACATTATTGGGGGTGTATTATTGTATAACCTGCTCTTTCTAATGTTTCAATACATTTTTCAATAGAAAGTTCAAAGTTATACCAATTATCTTGTCTTGTTGACCATCTTAAATTTTCTAATCTATTATCAGTTCTATTTCTATTGATATGATCAACAACAGTTAAATTTACAGGATCAGGATTTGGTAGCAATTGTTCTGCTATAAATCTATGAACTTGTTTATTAACTCGTTTACCATCAATATACATATCAAACTGCAAGTATTCTTTTTTATAATGTTTTGATGGATTTAATTTAGTGCATTTATATTTTGTTTGAGACCAAATTGTTCCATCTGGGCGAGCAATATATGTTTTTATACACTCACCCTTTTTTCTACCTTTTGTCATAACCTGTTGTTATTATCTCATTACTATTTATAAAACAACAGGTTTATAGACCTGGTATATTACCAAATTCCTGGAATTACTTGACCAGTAACAAGGTAAGAACCAGCAGCTGCAAGGAATCCAAGCATTGCAAAGCGACCATTCCAACGCTCAGCGGTTTCGGTAAAAATTTTAGTCATTTGTTTTCTCCTTAGTAAGTTTCAGAAAGTTGATCTACAGCATAACCCAGAAGCACAAAAAATGCAACTGTGGTAAGAGTCCAAATTACTTCAGTCATCAGAAGACACCGAAGAAGAAGTTACCAGTTGCAACATAAGATACGATGCCTGCTACGAATCCCATCATAGCCCATCGACCGTTAGTACGCTCCTTGACTTGATTAGGGCTGAGCATACCATAGTTTTCATAATACATTGTGGGTTCTTTAGCAAACATGTTTTGCTGCCCACGTTCATTAGTTGTTACAGTCATTGTACATTCGTTAAGAATTATTACACAATTATATAGCAAAAATAAAGGGGAGTCAAGCTCCCCCGTAATTTTGTTTTGATATCGGAATATTATCAGAAACGGAAAGTCGTCTGAATCACACCACCATAGTACTCAGAAACATTGTTCTTGAGACCTTGATTGTTGGACACATAGAAAAGCGAAGGAGTCACCGTGACGTTATCACTGACCTTATGGCGATAGAAGATTTCTCCCATTAAGGCTTTCTTGTCATCAGCAAGAGAAGCAGCATTACCAGGAGCACCAATAGCAACGCCAGCTGCATTACCCTTGGCAATTACATCGCTCCACTGAAGACCAGCAAACCAAGTTTGAGAATCGGTAGCACCAGTAGGAGTCGTGCGGTTGTTAGACAGACTCACTTCGTTCCAACCATAAGCACCACTCACAGAGGGGATGATACCCGACTTCTTGGGTTGCCAGTATGCGTTGATAGCATAGTTGTTGGAAGTCTGGTTAGCAGCAAGAGCACCAGAGCCACCGTTAATAGCATTCAGGTTACGAACACGGGTTCCTTCGGTGCCGTAGCGGTAACCGAAAGCAATACCATACTGAGGAGCACGGTAACCAACCTGTGCCAGAGTGTTCAGGCCACCATCTTCGTCAAACTGACCCTTAGTAGGATCGTTGCCGTTCTGGGCAACATAGTTCAGGTTGGCAACAAAACCACCCTTACCTTTCTTGACTTGTTGAGCCCACTCAATACCGAAACCAGAACCAGTTGCCTTGTTATAGACACCAGGAGCACCAGCGTTAGCGAAGAAGTCCAGAATGTCGGACTTATAGGCAGTAGGAACCCACGCCATCTCAGTGTTACGAACCTGAGCACCAGCAGTCAGATACACACCCTTGGCAAGACCAGGGAAGCGGTAATACAGACGATCCAGAGTCAGAGTGTTCGAATAGGTCTCCGCCTTGTCCAGTTTGAACAGGGAAGAAGAAGAACCAAAAGGATTGCTAGCAAAGTTACCAGTACGCAGACGAGTCTTGAGCAGATCCTTACCAGTGAAGGAAGTATCAAAGCTCAGGCGGAGGTCATAGTTGAAAGCAGTGTTACCAATATTGGCACTTGTAGAAGTACGAGCACCATCTACACCACCCAGAACGAAGGTTGCTTCACCCTTGAGTTTAGTAGTAGTGGAGAATTGCTGAGACTGAAGAGTACCAGCGGTCTTTTCCAGTTTGGCAACACGACCTTGAATGATACGAAGTTCTTTAGCAAAGTCAGTTGCAAGACGATTGAGTTCGTCGGTGGCTTCTGTCACACGATCAAGACAAGCACTCAGAAGAGCAGCTGCCTCATAACGAGTCATAGCTTGTCCGCCAGCAAAAGTGCCACGTCCTTCAACGCAACCATATTTTTCAACAAGGTTGTTGAGTGCCTGATATGCCCAGTCTCCTGGCTTCACATCAGAAAATTGAGCGATGCTAGTAACCTGGTCGCTGGTGTACTGGTTGACTGCTGCCATATTAAGATCTGCGGCATTCGCAGCAACAGGAGCAACCATTCCCAGAGCAACAGGTGCAAGCATCAGTTGTTTGAGTTTCATAAAAGATTTTTTTGTACTAAACGACAAACGTGTATGTCTTAAGTTAACTTAAGATCGGAATACATTCTAAAGCAAATCTGAAATCTTGTCAAGAGTTTTGTTGTGCTGAGTTCTCAACAACTCTCCCAAGGTACGGATCATAGTCCATCAGTTCTTCAATCTTCAGTTCAGCTCCACGCTGACTCCAGAAATTGAGTAGTCCATCATGATTCCCTTTGTGGAATGCATCAATGTGTTCTGGATGAATGGAAGAACCAAGTTCGATCTTATAAAGAAGAAGAGGAATACTATAAGTATTACCAGAATTATAGATTAAATCGTCTGCGACTGGACGAGGTTTACATCCATTATCAAGTTTATATTTTTCTCCTCGTACATGATGCTTCATAAGTTTCTCGGCATGATGACGAGTAATCATGTAGCAAGCAGTGGAGAAATCATTTACAAACCGCTTATGCAATTTGACATGAAGATCTCCAGTACAAATAATTGCGATCTGAACTACATCCCAATCATAGGGAATACGACCATAGAAATCATTCCAGGTAAAGTTCCAGAATCTTACGAGATCCAAATTACAATCATCTTCCATAATGATTGCATAAGGACTATCAGATGTATCAAGCCAGTGACGGATTGCTTTTAGATGTGATGTAGTACATCCAATCTCACCAGAAGTCATCATCTCTGGATACCTTCCAGAAATAATATCACTTAGATCATCTTCTCTACCATCGTATGCGGAGATTCGAGTGTAGTTTTCAATCTCCCAATGCTTGAATTGATCTTCCATGTATTGCCACCTATCTGGTTGCCCATCAAGATTAATACAATAGATTGGACCAATGTTTTTTAATTTAAAAGTTGATTTGTTTCTATCCATTAGACTTGATATACGGCACCGTGTTGATAAGTGAATCCTGTGACTGGTTGAATATTTTCTTGTGGCATGAAAAGATTAATACCTAAAAACTTAATAGGAGCATCTCCCCATCTCTTTGTATAAATTCCACCATGTTCATCAATCTTATTATAAAATTCCATGTATGGACTTGTCAAGAACCAGTCCACTTTACCCAATTCAAAATTTGTATAGAACATCATACCTTCAGGAATGTTATTTGGGTATAACTCATTGGCAAATTCCCACAGTCCTTCAATCACTTTTGGATTATCAGTTTGAACAGCAGGAGCAATAAAACCGTAATCACAATGATTGTTTTTAGCCCAAGCAAAGATATCATAATTCAATGGAGTATGTATAAAAGAATCTGTATCAAGTCTCAAGTAATAATCATATTTTCTTATCACACTCTGCTTGTACATTTCTCCGGAGAAAAATCTACACATGTGTCGATAACCCATTGAAAATCCTGGGTGTCCCCAGGCAACTGGGCCATTTCCATGAGTTGGGTGTGGAAAAAATTCTGGAATTTGATTTGCAATTTCTTCAGGATAATTTGGCACATCAAACTCTACCAAATAATACTTAAGATCCAAATTAGTTTGAACCTTATCTTTAAGATCCGCAAATGTGTTCTCAACAAAAATAAGCACATCTGTATTTGAGGTGAACTTTAAAAGGTTCTCCTCCAGAAGTGCTAGGGATTGATTGAGCATTTCTACATCTTCGTCAGTAGATCTGACAAGATAAATTATGCAGTTCATAGCATCTGCCACTCTTTATAGGGAATCATGTTTGGGCTGTGTGTACCAATAAAAGATTGTGGGTAAAATACTTTTTCGTTTGGTTGATTTGCATCTAAGAATGCAGACCAAAAACTAAACGTTGATACATGCAGAATATGGTACTCGCATTCTACCATCTTTTTCAAAGATTGAAAAGCATCACCTGCAAATATCTCGAAATGCATATTAAAGTTTTCTCTGAACCAAGAAAGTTTATTCTTTGCTCTGTTGTTATCATCTGCAAAGATATAAACTTTACTCTTTGCCGGAATCTTTTCGAATGCCTTTACATAAAATTCATCATCAACGTAACCATTGACATGATCATCAGCAGGACGAGTACAGAATCTTAAATGCAAAGACACTGTTCCAGGTACATTATTGTTATTGATACCTAAGACATCTCGAACATCACCAAGATTTTCTACAGAGCCAAATCTAAACATGTCATTGACCATGAATTTTGTATCAAAGGTTGCAGAAAGATTTCCCTGCCAATTTAGATTTGGAAAATACCTTTTGATGTCAGAATGACTTCCATCATGTCCTCCAAGAAGTCTATCAGAATTATATGATGGTGGATATAAATTTCCTCCGTTCCATAAATCCCATGTTCCAAACTTTGGTTCTGGTAGATTAAACTTCTTACAGAAAGAAATAACTTCTGCCATCTGGAATAGATTATTTCCCAAGCCACCATGAAGAGTTGTGCTGATGGTCCAATCATTAAAGTTGACTGGCAGATGTTTTGCTTTTGGAGAACTGTCAATGCTCACATCAACTCCAACCCAACCTAAACAACATAGTTGATATTCAGTATTACCGAAAAATTCTGGAGCATCTACAATCAAAAAGTTATTTGGATATTGTTCTTGCAACTCATTTGCAATTCGATAATATTCGTCCCAATATCTTTCTGTAGCATGAAATTCATCTTTCAAATCACTGTAATTTGGAAACTGACTTACAGCATATCGGTTATGTCCGAATCCAATTGATCGATCTTTTACAAAACAAGGATTGCGATAACCCCAGGATATAGCTAAAGACTTGATTGAGTGTTCTCTTCTACCACGTAGACATAAGAATTTCATATCTGGATAAAATTCCAGGAACTCAGGAACATACTTTAAGTATGAATGTGTGATGTTTGGAATCACCCACCCATCTCGATCATAATCAAAATGAAAAGACACTCTACGTTTTCTTTCTTCTTTTGAAAGACTTTCGGCATCCCAAATTAAACCATTATCTTCACTCCAAGTTTCAAAACTATTTTGATACTTTGGGCCTCCGCCTTTATATTTGATTGGAGTATGATTTCTTAAAAGATAATTTGCGCGAAGAAATCCACATCCACCAGATCCAATAATATGAAAATTACTCATAAGCAATATCCCTCAATTCATACTCCCAGCGAACATCCATATTCATTCTTGGATTTCCATCTGCTTCAATAATTTGTCCGACAAATATTCCATGTTCCATTGGTTCATGGTCTGGGAATGGTCTACTATCCTGACCTGTAGGATAAATCTCAGGAAGTTGTCTCCTTACATCCCCAGTAACATATGGAATTAATCCAACACCATATGCTTGATTGTAATGAACATGATCTCCTGGTTGATGTGTTGGTTGCCCAACGGGTTGCGTATGTGCCCAATGATCATGACATACATGGTCATTGATAATCATAGGCCATACATATTGATGAAGAATGGTTTGATCACCCTCTCTATTGGGTTGTCGTTGTATATCAAGATTTAATTTACCATATCTTTGATGATACAAAGTATTATTGATACCAAACATTCCTGCCATAATAGAATAACCATGATTATGACAGTCGCGCATTAAGTGACATGCCTTATCTGTGGTTAACCATTCATCAACAGCTCTACGTTCTCTCCAGGACAATCTACTATCACAGTCTCTACTGATCCATGCCTCCACAGTATCATCCAGGAATGGAAGAAATCTCCAGTTTAATGCATCATAAGCACAATACTTACGACGAATATAAACCTCAGCATCATACTCCTTAAGTTTCCAAGTGTATTCTTCTGGAGTGGCTTCGTCAACATAGAATCGAGCAGTCCAGTCTGGGTATATTTCTTTCGCAAGTCTTGCGTTTTCTACTGCACCATCACAATAGATGGGATTATTGCCAAAAAGACTAAACGTTATCAGGCGCATACCACGTCCCATAATAACAATCAGCACCATGAAATCCTGGATTGCTTCCACCCTTATAGATCTTTCCGAAATCTCCAAGAACATCAGTGAATGTTTCTTTGGTAATGAAGTGTGGATGTGCTTCATCAGTTGCACTTCCAATGCTTTCAAAAACACGAACTGCCTTTGATGTTTTCATTGCAAGTTCAAGTTGTTCTTGAGGATCAAGAACATGTTGAACTACATTAAAGAACCAAGTTTCATCAACTTGCTCTTCAATATCAAGATCTTCATAAGGTGCTGCAATAATTTCCACCCCGATTGCTTCATAGTCCTGACGAATCTCAGCAGGCCAACGATCAATTAAAGGTTCAATAATGATACCTCTTTTGAAATTTCCTTCTGTCAAAAGAATAGATCCTCTTGGACCTGCACCAACTTCTACAATAACTTTATCTTTAAAGTCTGTCTTGTAATCGATTTCAAGATACTTGGCAATACACTCGGAAGCATATGAGTATGCTTCTCTACTTAAATCTTGGTGATGTGAAAACTCTGTAGTCTGTGCCACAGCCCACCTATCCATATCAATTCGCATAAGGTAACTCTCGATGTTCAACGATTCTCCTCGTATTTATTAGATCTTTGTGACGGTCATAAAAGATCTTCGTATTTTTATGATTTGCTTTTAAAAGCCATGGAGCAGGTCTACCAGTTTCAACTCTGGTTCCTCCCCAACAATCTTCACTTTCATAATCAATCCAATATGCACCAACAACTTTACCAAGTTGTTTATATGCACGATAGCAAAGATCATGATCGTCCATATCTTGCGGTTCAAATGCTTCATCAAGATAATCTAATTTCTTAAGATCATCATGATCAATCATTAGAGGACCACGATTTACGGAACATCTAACAGCAAACACGTCACGAGGTAAGGCATGTTTACGATCAGCATGATCTACATGATTTACAATGTCACACCAGCAGTCATCAAGATCTTCTTCCATCCCCAAGTGCTGTGTATTGGGATTAAACTCCCAGTTGTGTGCAGTTCTCGATGTAACCGCAAACACATCATCAAAGGCTCGGAATGGTTTTTCCAATCTCTTATTCCAGTCTTGTTCTTTGATAATCATATCATCTTGAACGATAATAATTTTATCTCCCTCAGCAATTTTCATGCCAAGATTATTTGCTTTTGTCTCAAAAACATTAGGGGCATAAACAAACTTTCTCTTAACTGGAGTACCACTCAGAGAATCCCAGATAATCTTTTCAGAGTTATCTGTACATCCGTCGATGACCACAATTAACTCATAAGGTTCTGCAGTATATTTGTAGATACCTTCAATAACTCTTTCAATTAACCAATCTTTATTGTGAACTGTAAGAATAATACTATGCATCTTCTTTAATCGCATTTAAGAACTGATCGATCTGACGACCAAATCCTACACCGCCACGTTCATACCAGTAATCATAATCACACTCAACATAATTACGAAACTCAGGGCCACCAACAGTCAAACCATCTCGAATTGCAAGGTTTGTCAGAATGCTCTGATCATTTCTATGCGCTACAAACCCTTTCAGTTCTTCTCCTTCAGTGCTTGGATCATTGTTAATAACACGAGGATCTAAACAATACTTCTGCCATTCATCAATAAGATCTCTTGTTGCATC